GGACAATCGTCATGCTCTGCGTCTTCAGTGTAGTCGCATATTTGCTCGATGTATTCAGGATCAGTACCTTCTACAAATACGACATGATCCCAGATTGCTTTCAAATAAGTAGAAATTTTGATGAACTTATTCATTGATTCATGATACGTTATTGCTCTTTTACCATGAGATCTGATGTCTTTTGCTAGATAACCTTTATCCCCGTTGTCCTCGCAGTAAACTTTATTTAATAAGTTATCATCCATAACTGCGAAAATCTCACCCAGGGCATCATCTACATGCTTCTGCCAGCATTTTCCTAAGATATAGTAAGTATCGCCTACCTTATTCATCGCAGTAAATGCTGTCCAGTCTTCTCCGCCATAAGCAGCATCGATATGTGATCTAGCATTCTGAATGAACTTAGGATCTGCTCCTGTTTTAGGATCAGTAAACATAACATCATCAGACGCAATATGTCTCATCTCGTAGTTAGCTGCAAATAGTGACGGCGCCATAGATGCTTTAATATGTGCTAGTTCTTCTTTTGAAATAAGACCAGTAGAATAGCAATCATAGTCCGTAGCTTTAGGCATAAGTTCGAAAGCATCATTCTTGTGCCATGGAGTACCCGTGTTGAAGATTCTACCACCTCTGTTTTTGATGTTCTGCAGCTCCTGATAAATCAGTTTTGTATGGTCACGCTCCGCTTTAGAAATACGATCTTTAACATTTATAATATCATCAGTAAAGATACGATCAAAATGCTTACCTGTCAGAGACGCGCCAGTACCATAACCAACAAGCTGCGAGGTACCTTTGATATCTGTCGTTAGATTCGTACTGACTTCAGTAGCTGATTCAACAGTTAGCTTTAGCTGAATACCGTAGATGCACTGAACCAAGTAAACGGTGTGAGGATCTTTTAAAATGTTCTGTACTTGTCGAATCACTTCTTTGACATCTGCATCTGTCTTTCTTAAAAAAGCTGTTCTGCAGTTAGGAAGTAAGATGATGATCAGAGACAAAGCAAATGAAACACAAGTTGTCTTATAAGATCCACGATGAGCTCGTAGCGTATCGTCTTTTGTGCCTCTAACCATGTTGATGATCCAGTCATTGTGCAGATCAGTGAGCTTGTCAAATCCAAGTAAATGGGCAAAGTCTACAGGCCTATATAATAAGAAGTCAACTGCTTGTTGCCGTGTCATAGGCTTCCTCAATTCTCTTTTTGGCTATGTTGAAATAACCCTCGTCAAGTTCAATGCCGATAAATCGGCGGTTAGTGTTCACGCAAGCCACACCAGTTGATCCGCTTCCCATTGTAAAGTCAAGGACGGTTTCTCCCTCGTTTGTGTATGTGCGGATAAGGTATTCAAGCAAGGCAACTGGTTTTTGCGTGGGGTGCTTCGACTTGCTTTTGTCTGTGCAAAACTTTTGAATACTGCGGGGATAACGCTTGCCGTCATTTTTTGTTTGTATCTTTTTTACATTTCCAGTAATATCTCCGCTTGTTCCTTTTCCAGAAATATAAGGCTTTCCGTCTGTCATTTGTGGATTATAGGTAAATCTACAATCTTTTGCAATTTCTTCAAAATCTGCTTTAATTTCTCTGTAATCTCTTTTGAAAAAGCCAGTGGATTGCAGTTTTTTGTAATTCTCTTCTGTCGGTATTGTAAATTGAACTCCTTTTGTAAAATAATGGCTTTGCATTTGATTTCCTAACAAACTTGCCATTTGTGAAGATGTTAGTCCCGTTTTTTGCCGTTCAGAATAAAACCAATCTCTCAAACCTTGAAACTTTTTACTTCTTCCAGTAACCTCCGATTTATCAAGATAGAAAATTGATACGATTTCATGAACTTTATACGGTTGCGTTTTGCAAGTCATAAAATTGGCACCTTGTTCTTTTTCCCATATCCAATCATATCGAAACATATCAATGTTAGACGCCCTCAACATACTCGAAAACGGTTCAGAACCAAAAAACGCAAAAACAGCATTCGTTTTTCCTATTCTTTTCAGTTCTTCCCACATCGGCTCAAACGGAATAACACTGTCCCACTTGCAAGCAGTAGTTCCGTACGGAGGGTCAGTCAGCACCAAATCAACGGACCCGTCTGGAATTTCCTTCATCAATTCAAGGCAATCACCTTGCCATAATTCAATCGGTTTCACCTTTAACCATCTCCTCGACTTCACTGATGACGTTTGGATCTACTTCAGACATAACTACTTTTTCAACAGGCTTTTCACCGATCGTGTCTCTGATCGTTTCAAATGCTTTAACGTTTCCATTAAGTGCCTGGTCAATTAGAGCAAGTGAAATGTTTTTCTGCGTATTTCCAGCAGATAGCAGTGCAAGTAGCTCTTCTCGAAGCTGCTTTCGTTTACGTCTGACTTCACCTGATTTCTTACCGGCTTTAGAACGTAGTTTTCTTTGCTCTTCTTTTGATCGAGTATTTACTGGAACTAAGTTTTGCGGATTACCTCTCGGCATAATGTATTCCTCCTTTTTTTAATATTATAACATAAATTTAATTGACTGAAATTGTATATACAGTTAATTGAATTGTATATACAAATAACTTGAATTGTCTACAATTGTCTATAATTGTCTATAATTGTCTACAATTGTAAATTCAATTGACTGAAATTGTCTACAATTGTTTCTTTACTCAAAGTACTCAAAGTTTTTACTATATATTATATATATATTATAAAATAACAACCTATAAACTTTAATAATATAAAAATATAAATATAAGTTTATACGTTGTATTTTTTTGCTAATTATCTATAAATTAGCAAAAACTTTGAGTTTTGAGTAAGAAAACCCCGTAAGTATTGCAGTTGACGCATTTGTTCTTACTCAAAGTTTTACTCAAAGTTTAAATTTACTCAAACAAACTTTGAGTAAATTACTCAATTACTCAAAGTTACTCAAAGTTTCGTTTTTGAACTTTGAGTAAAGTTGTCAGAATATTCACGCTCATAGAAACAATTCAACATTAAAAAAATTAAAAAAATGATGTAAAAAATAAGCAAAATGTAATATAATTAAATCATCTTGAATAAGGAGGAAAGTATGTTAAAGAAAGTTATTGAAACTAGTGACGAATGTGCTAAGCAGCACATTGCAGAATATGTAGAAGAGAAAGGAGGCATTGATGAATTAAGAGGCTGTATTACGAAAGAGATCTTTGATGATTTTACATCTTACTGTATCCAGCATCAGATCGCTAAAGTGGGTTATCATGCATTTAGAAGATTACTGGCAACGATGTACGACATTAAGTTTAAGCAAGTAATTGGTAAAGACAATGCTAGGTACTATATTATAAAGTAAGGAGCAACGCATGCATAACCTAAACAATCAAGCACTGATATTTAAGGCATATCGAAAAGGTAAGAGTGCTAAAGTACCAGCGAATAACACGAGTTATGAGTATGATGAAGTAAAAAATCTAGATAACTATGGAGCTACATGCAAAGACGACATCATAGATATAAGCGTAGACGATATTGAGATGTTTGAACATCTGCTAGATCTGCTAGAAGACTTAGACATCAAAACATACGTATTATATTCACCGCACGGTGGCCACACTTATTGGAGATGTGAGCGCGAAAAAATTGACGGTGTAAATAAATTGACTGCTGCAGGATTTGTAGTTGATATCCACAGCAAAGGAACATATATCCCACTTAAGTGTGATGGTGAATTAAGAGAAGAAGCTTATGACTATGAACTTAGTGAGATTCCTGAAGTTCCTAATTTTTTATTGCCGGTAAATAGTGATGAGAAATTGTGGCAGTTAAAAGATGGTGAAGGACGAAATGATGCACTGAGTAAACATATCTTTGCTATTCACAGATCATTGCATCTTCAGAAAGAAGAGATCAAAGAGATCATCAATATTGCGAATAAATATGTATTAGCCGATCCTGTGTCAATGTCTGAATTAGAGACGATCATGCGAGATGAAACATTTACGAAGCTAGATGAAGATTGTTTCTTTAGTGATAAAGGTAAATTTTTGCATAATGTATTTGGTGATTATCTGATTCAGAAATATAACATCGTGATGATCGATAAACAGCTACACATGTTTAATGGAGAAATCTATGAGCATGTAGATGAGAATGATAATATTTTCAACGCTATGATCGATGAGATCTCATTCTTAAAAGATGCAAATAGAGTGGAAGTATTGAAATATATCAGAATCAGATGTAAGAAATGTGAGATGGCCGATGAACGATATATTGCATTCAAGAATGGGATCTATGATATTTTAGAAGAAAAATTATTGCCATTCAGTCCAGATCTATACGTGACAATCCAGATTCCGTGGAATTACAATCCAAATGCCTATAGTAAGATTGTCGATGACACGTTAAATGCATTAGCTGTTCAGGACCATGAGATACGATTACTACTCGAAGAATGTGTTGGTTATACGTTCTATAGAAGAAATGAGCTCGGTTCATCATTTTTCCTTGTTGGAGATAAATCAAACGGTAAGTCTACGTTCTTAAAAATGATTAAGAATATGCTAGGTCGAAAAAACTATTCACCATTAGATATCTCTGAATTAGCTGATCGATTCAATACAGTTATGATGTATGGCAAATTAGCAAACATCGGTGATGATATTGATGATGAGTATATGAGTGGATCTAAGGTAGCTATTTTTAAGAAGATTGTAACAGGTGACACGATCAAAGCTGAAGAAAAAGGACAGCCAGTGTTTATGTTTGATCCGTTTGCTAAATTATTCTTTGCAGCAAATGAAATGCCGAGGATTAAAGATAAGACTGGAGCTGTTCTCAGACGAATTATTATTGTACCGTTTAATGCTGTATTTAGTAAGAATGATCCGCATTTTAAGCACAACATTATCAAAGATTTGATCACTCCTGAAGCTACAGAATATCTTATTAAGATAGCAATTGAGGGATTACATCGAATTCTTGACAATCAGAATTTTACTCAGCCAGATAAAGTTAAGCAACAACTTAAAGAATATGAAAAACAGAGCGATACGGTCATGCAGTTTGTAGAAGATCTTGACAGCATTGATGAGATTCTTAATGAGAGCTGCGACGATGTATTTACTCGTTATCAGTTATATTGCGCTAAGAACGGATATAATCATGCAGGAACAAAAAACACTCTGAGTGGTTCACTTAAGAAGAAGTACGGTATCATCACGAAACAGTCATGTGTAAACGGTAAACGATTTAGGACCTATGTTTTAGAAAAAAATTCATAAAAATATGTTTACGTTTTCATAAAACTATGTTATTATAATATATGTAATAAATAATTAGTTTTATTTAGGAGTTAGAAAAATGCCTAGAGAAAAAGCATTAGACAATAAAGTAAAAGCTTTCTTGAGAGCAAGAGGTAGC